CCCTAATACCCCCTGTTGTTCGCCCCCTCAGTCCCCCAATTCTGGGGGAAGGGATTTAATGAATCGTAAAGAATTGGTTTGACTAAGAGTAAAGGCTTGTAGATACCACTTGAGTTCTTTGAATGTGCCTTGTTAGCACAGCGGTAGTGCGTCTGTTTTGTAAACAGAAGGTCGTTGGTTCAATCCCAACACAAGGCTCTCTTTCGTCAGGCCGAAATTTGTTTCGGGTACATTATTCGCAGAACTTATGGTACGGAATGGTCATAGACAACGGTTCATAGGAAGTTCTGAATAAGTACGGGGGGTTGGATTCCCCTCCCTGACACCTTTGCGACCCTTAGTTCAATGGATAGAACACCCGCCTTCTAAGCGGGTCATCGGAGTTCGATTCTCCGAGGGTCGATTCACCCTGATGGTGTAATGGTAGCACAGGAGTTTTTGGTTCTCCTTGTCGGGGTTCAAATCCCTGTCAGGGTTCTTTGGGGGGCGTAACTTAGCGGTTAAAGTGAAGTCTTTATAAGGCTTATATCGGTGGGTTCGACTCCCCCCGCCCCTTCTTCAGAGATGGCACTTGACACCTGTTGATTCATCGACCATTTGTCGGCATATGAACGAGAAAGAACTCTCTATCGCCTTAGGTCTTTCAAAAGACATCCTACGCCAATTCCGCTCATCTTATGCAGAAGGTACGCATTGGAATAAGATAGAATCCAAGCGGCCTCGCCACCTCTGGGAGATTTCTTGGACGGACGAAGGAGTCAAAGCCCTGAAGGAAAATATTGGCTTCAAGGAAGCCGACTCGACTGTTTCCCCTTCGGAGAAACAGGGAACAGTTTACTGCAAGTACAAGAATCCCCGTGTAATCGGAGTGGTGATTGATGGCAAGCAGGAAAATGTTATCTGCCGTGAATCAGCCAAATTTGGCATTGGGATGCCCGTGAAGGTCAGATGGGACGGGGCTAGATGGGTCGTCATTCGTCATCCTCGATTTATCGGCAAATACTAAAACCGTGGAATCGCCAGATGACATCAATAACGAAGATGACATCCCGTTTCAAGAACTAATATGGCTATTCCTTTTACAATTTTTTAATATGACACCAGAACCTAATAAACCCGTATCCAGCGAAGGGCTTCAACCCTACAGCGGCCCGAAGAAACCTTATGTACCTGTTAACCTGAATTTTGCTGGAGTTCAAGGTAGTGACAGGTTTTCTATCCATACGCCTGAAGGTGCTAAGTGGATGAAACTTGGGCAGGTAGCCAATGGCTATCTTCTCAGCGGCTACAACTCCAAGACCAAGGAACTTCAAGTCACCCAGAAGGGGCGGCACTACATCGTTCCAATGAACGCTGGCACTCCTGAGGCGTACACTCCTCCGTCTTCTAGTCTTGAGCACCCTTATACAACAGACCCGACTGAGTTTATGATGGATGATGTCGGCGGCGAAGGCACAACAAGTGACTTTGAACAAGAACTTCTTAACAGTTTTATGAAGAGAGGGATGACAGCAGACGAAGCCAAGTCTTATAACATCGCAGGTGAGGACTTTGACTCTATCTATAACAATGCTCAGAAAAGCACTTATATGACTCCTGAGCAAAAAAATAACATCTACAGCCTCGATGCATACTATAAGAATCTTGAAGCACGAAACCTTAAGGCTGGCGAGAACTATTACATTCCTCGCCGTGACTCTAACGGTGTTATTGATTTTGATATTTTCTCTTACAGGGAAGAAGGAGAATAATATGGCAAAGAAAAAGACAGACCCTGTTTATAAATACGACTGGGTAAATCCAGACTATTTTGATTCTTTTGAAGAGGCTGGCATTACAGACCCAGTTGAGCAAAGAAATCTGCTTCACGCTATTCTTGCAGAAAACGGCGGCAAGCCTAGGCCAGAAAAATATAACGGCCCTAGCCGTGATGCTTACTTTGAAAACAAGTACGGAGTCGGTACTAGCAAAGGAAAAATTTTAGGTAACGACCAAAAGGGAGACGGCGTGAAGTACGCAGGTCGTGGTCTGTTCCAATTGACTGGCAAATGGAATTACAACAGGATGCAACAATTGACTGGAATTAAGGTTGCGGATAATCCAGAACTTATGCAAGACCCAGAAAATGACAGAATTGTTTCTCTTGCTTATTTAAAAGACAGAGCAAGTCGTATGGGAATCAAGGATTTTAAAGACCCTGCAAATTTGCACAAAATTATTTATCCACAGGAATCTTGGCAACAGAGACAAGAAAGAGTTCTTCCTATCTCTGATGTTGATTTTCAACTTGCTATTGATACCAGAGCAAACAGGCCACAAGAACCTGCCCCCGCACCTGCGGTTAGGATAACGCTTGAACAGTTCAGAAGAGAACAAGGTAACGGCATCAGACCCGACACAACCCCCCCCGCTAGATGAATCTGACTCCTCACCCAGTACTTGTTATGCCGACTACGGAAGATATCCGTAAGTTAGTTGATAAGGTTGGTGAGGAGAAGACAGCAGAGATTCTTTCAATCCGAGAGGATAAGATTCTTGCTGAAAAATTAGACCCGTATCGTCACGGGTTTGACCTACCGCATTGGCTTGAGGCCGATGAGTTGCTCAAGGGGAACAACGAGGTGCTTATTCTTGGCGGTAACCGAGCGTCTAAGACCGAATGGGCGGCTAAGCGTGTAGTTCAAACGCTTATCAACACAAAAGATGCCAGAGTCTGGTGCTTGCACACGACAAATCAGTCGTCTATTCAGATGCAACAGAATGTCATCTACAAATATTTGCCGTCTGAGTACAAGGAACTGAAGAAAAACAAGATTCAGAATGTCCAGTACACGCAAAAGAACGGTTTTTCGGACAACACATTCATTCTACCTAACAAAAGCCAATGCTTCTTTATGAATTATGCTCAAAAGCGTGATGTCATTGAAGGTGGCGAGGTAGATTTGATTTGGTGTGATGAATTAGTGCCTTTAGATTGGATTGAGACGCTGAGATATCGTATCGTTACCCGAAGCGGTAAGTTAATCGTCACTTTCACTCCAATCACGGGTTACAGTAGCGTTGTTAAAGAGTATGTAAGCGGTGCTAAGATTCTTGAGAACCGCCTAAGTCCTCTTTTGCCAGATAACATCAATGTGAACGGATGCCCCCGTGGGACTATGCCTTATAAGGCTCAGTCTTATGTCCGTCCCGCTGGTGTTATGTGGTTTCACAGCGAACTTAACCCGTACAACCCTTTTGAGCAGTTAAAGAAGACCCTGATGGGCAAGAAAGCCTACGAAATCAAGATTCGTGCATACGGATGGGCAGACAACATCAGCGGCAGTCAATTTCCAAGATTCAGTCCTTCGGTAAACATAATGAAGGCTGACCAGATTCCTAACGAAGGAACTAACTATATGGTTGTTGACCCTGCGGGTGCTCGCAACTGGTTCATTATCTGGGCAAAGGTAACACAAGACGGAGATATTATTGTCTACCGTGAGTTCCCAGACGAGTCTGAGGGCGAGTGGGCGTTACCTGCTGGAGAGGCTGACGGGAAATCTGGAACAGCCCAAAGAAACGGAGCAGGACGCTCTCTGGCTGACTACAAGCAACTCATTTTAGATTTGGAGAACGGAGAAGAAATCTGTGAGCGATATATCGACCCCCGTGCGGGAGGAACTAAGGCCGTGACTGAAGACGGAGGAGTAACCCTCATCGATATGCTTGACGATGGTGAGATACCTATGCATTTTATCCCAGCCGCAGGTATCCGCATTGAGCAAGGCGTTGCTTTAATCAATGACGGCTTTGCTTACGATATGTCTAACGACATCAGCCCATTGAATAAACCTAAATTATATATCTCAGACCAATGTCAAAATCTAATATACTGCATCAAGGAGTGGACGGGGCAGGACGGGGAGAAGGGGGCTACGAAAGACCCAATCGACTGTCTTCGCTACCTGATGACTATGAATCCAATTTACATCTCCGAAGACACAATGCGTGGCACGGGTGGGGGGGCTTACTAATGGAAATTTATTTTCCTTGCTTGCTTTCCAGAAAAAAGGCAATGCTGTGCTCAGGTCTTTCAAGAACCATTCTTGAGAAAATTGCCAAATCTGGTGTTATAAGGACTTATACTACCAAGGGTAAGCACAAAAGATACTTTCGAGACGACTTAATCAACTTCATAAATGAAAAAATACAATCAGAACGCAGATAAATTTGTGTTTGCGTCAGACAAGCCTGACATTCCTTATTTCTATTCAGAATACCAGCGTTCTACCCAAAACGGTGGCAACACCGCTAATATAGCGGAAAACGATGACATTCGTCTTGCCAGATGGGAAGGCCAGACCGAGGACGGCAAGAAACACAGCGAAAACCGTATGAACGGTGACGGGGCTTTCCCGTTTGAAGGTGCTTCTGATGTGCGATGCCGACTGGTTGACAAAACAATCAATGAAATAGTCGCCATCCTGATGACTACCTTTGATAGATGCCAAATTAAGGTCAAGGGTACTGAATTCAGCGATTCCGAGACAGCCGCCACCGCTAATGTGCTTATGTCTTGGCTCGTTGAGTCTAGACTGCGTACTGAACTAAGAAGAGAAGCAGAACTGCTTGCTCAGACTGGAAATCAATACGGCTGGTCTGGTTTGCACATTCTTTGGGAGCAGGAGACCTCTATTCGCTTCCAGAAAATCACTATTGAAGAACTTGTGCAGACTGTGAAGGTGGGACTTGAGCAAGACCCTGACTCTCCGCTCAAAGACCTGCCTAACGCAATCATTGACCCTGAAAAGGAGGACTTTGCGATTTCCCTTATCCAGATGTATATGCCGACTGTGGATGGAGATGGAATTAAGAAGGCCGTCAGAGACCTAAGAGAAACTGGACTTGCAAAGATTCCAGAGGCTTTTGTTTCTAAGAATCAACCCAGCATTGTGGCCCTTAAGCCCTATGACGAGATTTCCTTCCCTCCTGAAACAATTGATATCCAGAGAGCAAGAGTTGTGTTCAGAAGAACATACATCACGGAAGTTGAACTCCGCACGATGGCTCTTACTTACGAATGGAGCGATTCATTTGTTGAACAAGCCGTAAACACCGCTGGAAAGCAGTCTAACTTCAACGACCCTAATCTTCTTCCTGCCGCCGCCTTGCTTAACTATCAGGTTAGCAGAAACGACCACTTGATTGAACTTGTCTACGCTTACAGCAGACTAATCGACAAGGACGGCATTGCTGGAATCTACCAAACTATCTTCTGTCCTCAATCCAAAAGTGATGAATACGCTTCTCACGAACTGCTTGGTAGTGCTCAGAACAAGTATCCGTTTGTCATCTATCGCAGAGAGAGAATCCGCAGACCTATCTACGAAACCCGTGGCATCCCTGAGATTGCTCAGACAGACCAAGAGGAAGTAAAGGCTCAGAGAGATTCTATCAGAGACAGAACAGCGTTCACCACGCTTCCTCCTGTGCTGGTTAAGAAGAGACTTAGTGGTATCAATAAGATTTCCCCCGGAATTCACCTGCCTGTAACATCAGTCGATGACTACAAGTTTATGCCGACTCCTACTGGAGAACCCAACACGGCGTTTATGCTTATCGATAGAGTTGAGATGGAGCATTGTGCTTACTTCGGACTTTATCATCCGAACATTATGCCGCAGAAGACGCAGACAACCCAGCAGTTCCTTGTGAACAACTGGCTGGATGTGTGGAGCGAGGCTTTCTCGATGACCTTCTCTATGATGCTCCAGTATATGGATGTCGCAGAGATTGAACAGATTACTGGACGCTCTATTCCTCAGAATATGAGTTCCATCAGCAACAACTACGACTTCCAAGTAAGATACGATGTCCGTGAACTGGACACCCAGTTTGTCATTGAGAAACTTAAGGCTATCACGCAATTTGTGCTTCCGCTCGACTCCGCTGGTGTCATTGACAAGAACAAGTTGGTTAAGGCGGCTGTTGAGGCTATTGACCCTGACAAGGCCAAGGAACTCATTATCAACACGGCTTCTGCGTCTCAGATGCTTTATAAGGATGTCCAATCCGACATCGGCCTTATGATGCTTGGAAACGAGGCTAACTATGTCGAGAACGACCCGTCTGCCCCGTCTAAACTCCAGTACCTTCAGGACATCATTACTAAGAATCCCAAGGCCCAACAGATGATGCAGGGAGACCCGCATTTCCGTGCTCTTATGGATAACTTCATTAAGAACCTCCAGATGTCTGTCAGCCAGCAACAGAACAAGCAGATTGGCAGAACTGGTGTCACTCCTATTGCTGAACAGGCTGGCAATCAGATGCAACAGCAGATTCAACAGGCTGACGAGATGCAGGAACAACAACAACAGGGACAACCGTCTCCTGAACAGCAAGGAGGTATGATGTGAGCCTCCCTCAAGAAATTATTAGTGGTTTTACCTTTGAAAAGGACAACCCGACTTGGAAGGCCATTTTGATGCTCCTTGATGCAAGCATTGAGGCAGAAGCCGCTGATGCCTTGTCAAAGGACAATAAGGGCGAAGACAGGGCTTGGCATTCAGGCAGAACTGCATCCCTAATCAGTTTTAAGGATATCATTATCAACACACGCAACGAAGTGCTGGCTGACATTGGAAAGCCTCCTGAACAGTATGATTCAGGCAAAATTGGCTGATGTTGGTAATCAGCCTTGCGTACAACTCTTTTAGCGTCTTAAACGCTTCTAATGGTTCTGAGACCATCACAAAACTCTGTATATAGGACTTTAGACCTTATCTAATGAATACAAAGAATAATGCCGACCTTGGGACGGCTGAAAATAACCCCACGACAAACACCGAAAGCGATTCCGCAGTTTTCGGCACAAACGAAATCGCTGATATTATCAGCAATAAGTTCCTAGGCGGTGAGGAACTGAACGGGTCGCCTGATGCCCAAGAAGGTCAGGAACGAGCGGAAGGTGAAAGCACCGCTTATGAACAAGATAGTGCTGTTCTTTCACAGGAAAATGAAACAACCGATGACGGTTCTGATTCAGAAGACTCCGAGGAAACCGAAGAAACCAAGTCTGAAGATGATGAAATCGAAAGAGGTCTACCAAAGGGCGTTAAGAAACGCATTGATAAACTCTCTACCAAGCGTAGAGAAGCCGAAGCAGAAGTTGAACGGTTAAAGCAAGAAGTGGAACGATTGGAGCAAGAGGCTAACAAGCCAGCCCAAGTCCCTGATGCAAATAATCCGTTCAGCCACATCCGCAGTATGGACGAAATCAACCGTGAGGCTGACCAAGCCAAACAAATTAGGCGTTGGTGCGAAATGAACCCCGATGGTGCTGTTGTGACAAAGTCAGACGGCGAAGAAGTAGAGTATACGGCTGAAGACATCCGCAAGATTAAAATCAAGTCGATGGATGCACTTGAAGAACACCTCCCCAAAAGAGCACAGTTCCTTCAAGCGTACAACCAGTTTGAAGCCGTTGCCCAAAAGGATTATGTGTGGTGGAAAGACCGTTCCAGTAAGGAACGCCAAATGGCTGAGTCTTTTATCAAAGCATTCCCAGAAATTCTTCGTGCTCCTGACCACAAACTAGTTCTTGGTCACCTCATTACAGGCATTAAAGTCTATGAGAACCAAAAGAGAGGCAACTCTCCGCAAAAAGTACTGGCACAACCAAGGTCGTCTGCAAGCCCTACCTCTCTGAAGAAAAATCAGGTCGATGGTCAGGTTGCCAAGCAACGCTTTGCGTCTTCTAATTCCCGTGAGGATTTGAGCACAATCATCGCTAACAAATTCTTGTAACCCCCAACCTATATACACATATGGCAAATCTCACAGAACCCTCCTTCTCGTCTGGTAAGAGAGAAGAACTCGCTGACCTCATCTCTCTCGTTGATGCTAAGGATACTCCTTTCACATCGATGGCAAAGAAGGGAAGCAAACCTGGAAATACGCTTTTCAGATGGCAAGCCGATTCTCTTCCTACACCGAAGATGACTGGCACAGTCGATGGTACGGATGTCACCTCCTACGACAACTATGTCAAGGACGGTGCGACAACCTACCGTGCTGAACTCAGCAACTACATTCAAATCTTCCGCAGAGCCGTGCGTGTGTCCCCGCTTACGCAGGACATCGCCACAGTCGCTGGCGTGAGAGACGAACTGGCTAACAATGTCGCCAAGGGCATCCAAGCCCTTAAGCGTGATATGGAAGTCACCTTCTGCTCTAACAACGGTGCTCAGGTTGATAACGGCACAAACGCCTACCTCACCCGTGGTCTGCACAAGTGGCTACAGCCGATTGCTACGAAGGACACCGTTCTTCCTGTCATCGACCAGTTCTGCACACCTACTGCTAACCGCTCGTCTGTCGGCACAGCCGCCCTTACGGAGTCTGTCGTCCAGAATCTCCTCACAGGCATCTACTCCCAGACTGGTCAATACAGAGACTATGACGCTCTGGTTGGCACAGCCCTGAAGAGAGCCTTCACAAACCTCGTCTTCACGACTGCCCAAGGTTCTGGCACAGCCCCGATGACCGCCATTCGCACCCTTAACCGTGAGTCGGACGCTTCGTCCTACATCTCTTCGGTTGATGTTTTCGAGGGCGACTTCGGTAAGTTGAGACTGCACCCGTCCCACTACCTCAATGCCACCTCTGGCGTTGGCTCGACCTTCACAGGTTACATCATTCCCTTCGACCAAGTTGAAGTGCGTTATGGTGGTAATGTCGCTGGTGTCACGGCCCTCACCAACAATGGTGGCGGCGAAGCCCGAATGATTGAAGCAGTTGCTGGCCTTTGCGTCTACAACCCGCTGGCCTTCGGTGTCTTTGACTTCACGGCCTAATTAACGGTGTCAGACCTAATTCAAAGTCTGGCTGATGCAATCCCCTCCCACCTTAGAAATAGGGTGGAGAGGGAACTCATCAACGGCTGGAGGATGGAGGAGGTCAAAGCCAAGAGCACAGCGAAGCAATCCGCTGTTTTTCGTCACGCTAACGAGGCATCAAATATCGAAGGCGTTGGACGGTTGAAAGCACAAATTCCTATTCAAGCGTGGCACTACTGGGGTCAGCGTCTTGGGTATGAGTGCTGGGAAGATAATTCATTCCTAAACGAATTCCTACGGGACAACCCAGAAACCGCCGTTACCAATTATGCTAAGCGTACTTGCGTTAACGGTGCAATTTTCACAGGTGACGGATATCTCACAAAATGAGAACACAGAACTACTCTCAAATCCTCTTTGACTCTCTCCAGTACTCTGGAAATGACCGTCATAACATCACGCACGAAACATTTTCACAGTTCCGTGATTTTGCTAATGCTAGGATTCGTGAGGCTTGGGAGTCTAACCAATGGCCTGATGTCTGTCGTCTTGCTCAGTTTACTACTACTACAGACGCAAATGGCGTAGTCTCGTTTGCTCCAGTTTCTGAGTCAGATGAGATTCTTGGAGTTTTTTCTAAGAACCCCCAAGAGACCACAAAAGCCGTACAAATTGCTTACCAGATTTACGACAGCGGTACAGCCCGTAAGGTCGTCATTGGGAATGGCATTGCTGATGGCTGGTATCTATATCGTAAGGACTGCATAGAACTCAACGGAGACCTCTACAGCCCTACGGTTGTCTACTACCAAGGAGTCCAAGTCTACTTTGACTCTGGCTCTGGTACAGGCTCTTATGTTCCAGTTCTGGGCAAGCCCCACGCTGGCAATTTCTATACCTGCACCGTGGCATCCACGACTGCTGGTCAAAACCCAAACACCCATTCCGCATATTGGACGAAGGTGGAGATTCCTTATATCTTCTCTTCGTTTATGGCTTGGGGTTCTGCCGCTAACTGGCTTGTTTCTGAACTTCAGATTCAAGAAGCGGCTACAATTGAAGCCAAGGCTCAACTTGTGCTTGAACAAGAATACGATAAGTTCTTGAATCAGCAAGGTCAGTACGGCAAAATCAATATGATTAACACTTATTAATAAATAACAATGGCTCACATCTCATTCTCCTCTCCCTTCCTCCGTGGCTTTAACCACACCGAAGTTATTATTGGCACATCTGCCAGCACAGCCCTTGTTGCCGCTATTACCCCCGAAAGACGGGTCAGCGTCATCATCCAGAACCAACACGCTACGGCTCTGGTGACTGTTATCTTTGCGGACTCTGGCTCTACTGGTCTGAAGGTCAAGGCTGGCGAAAGCATCTCCCTCGACAACTACAACGGCATCGTGCGTTGTGTTTCTGATACCGCCTCTACCCCTGTTCATATCGCCTACGCTGTTTGCTAATGGCGGTTAACCTACATCGGATAAGCACAGGCATCTCGTCTGGCTCTAGCCGTAATGGGTTCGGAAACATCGTGTCGTTTCCCAGCGTTGCTCCTGCACCGTTTATTACATATTATGACGACTTCACACAGGTAACAACTACTTATTACACAACAGGCAAGGTGTATGGCGACCTTATTATTGCTGACCGAATTGATGCCACAAATGGTTCTAACAACATTACTCCAAATGAACTTTATGGAGGCGAAAGTTTACGGGTAAAATACGACAAGTTTGATATTTTTTACGATGGGGCTGGTGCATATTATGGAGTAATATCTGCTTTTGGGGTTGCGTGGGCGGCTGGAACTAATTTGTGGTCTAGTGAGTCTGGTGCATATAGCCCATTTGGATACTATGTTTATATAGCAGATTTATATGACCAAAGTTACGCTGGTGCTCCAAATGGTTGGTATCCAGACGGAACTACAAGAAACTACCTTGCAGATGGAAATGGCGGCTTTACTGTTACTATGGCTGTAGCGTCTTATTACCCAGACCAGACTGAGATTGCAGAAACCTCTGGTGGAGATACGGTGTATTGGGATGGGACTGGGGCATATTACATTTAAAACTGTGAGCATTAACCTAAATAAAATTGGCACAGGCATCTCGTCTGGCAGAAGCCGTAATGGGTTTGGGAACATCGTGTCGTTCCCCAGCGTCCCTGCTGGCTTCCCTGCGTATGGAACTGTGCTGTCTACTGCCAGCGGCGTGACTTATGAACAAGTCGGTTATGAGGCATATTCAGCCTTTCTTGTTAATAATGTTTACACTAACAATTGTGATGTAAATACCGTAGCAGATGGAGCAGGTGGTTCATTCATAGATTGGGCTAATGCAGTTAATGTTTACCCTAAACCCAACGGCACATTTATTGCAATTAGTCCTGCGAACTTTCCCGCTAATCCAGTCGTTGTTGCTGGCGATTACTATAACTCTGGTGAATACACCGACACAAATGAAGTTCACAGCGGAACAGGAAACATTATTACAGTAGGTGCAGGGATGTTTCAAAATTACCCAGAGGGGCAGAACATTACAAGTGCTGGAAGCCAAGATAATACCACAGAAGTTCCTAATGGGTCAGGTAACTTTTACGGAAATGGGACATATACTAATTATATGTATGTTTGGGACGGCTGGGGCAGTTTCTACCAAGACGGAGGCTCAAGTGCAGGTAGTTATTACTCCGCTGGGACAGAGGTTAGTAGCAACCTTAGATACAATATTGTCTATCTTGAAACAGAAGTGCCTTCTGGGTCTGGACATTGGGAGAACAACGGAAAGGTTGATTTTGACTCTTACTACTGGAATGGCACAGGCAACGCCAATTCTAACAATTACAACCCCAACGGAAGTTTCTACTCTAACGGAACATTTATCTACAACGATGGTATGAACGACTTCTACTGGAATGGCGGCGGAAGTTACTACATCTAACACTTATGGCTACTGAACCTATCACAATCGCAAAAGGCTGGAACGCTTTCGTCAAGGACAAGACTTGTCTTGGACTTAGAGAGTTTAAAAACGCTGGCAAATACTGGGGTACTCTCACCCTCATCACCAAGCCCACCGAGGCTGAACTGAAGGCTGAACTCAAGCGTCTCAAAATCTCTCTCCCTGTATGATTACTATTTTCCTTTCTACTGTCACCTTCCTTGGTGGCGTTTATGTCGGCACTCGCTGGTCTGAAAAGATTAAGGCTGTCTACTTCTCTATCGTTTCCCAATAATGCCTAGTGAATACCAGAAAGACGGAGACTTAGGATTTGTCGGGCTTAACAGCCGTGACAACCCTAGTGCTTTGCCTACTGGTATTGTTAGTCAGTCTCAGAATTTTCGGATGGACAGGGGTGTTGCTACCGTCCGCAAGGGGATGCAACGCAAGACAATTGGTGCTCTTATCGGGCAGACAGTCTACGGAGTAGGCACATACATCAACAGCACAGGGCAAGAAATAATCATTGTTGTCCTCACGGATGGTCTTTACTCGTACAATCCTCAAACAGAGGTACTCTCCGCTAAGGTCTCGTTCCCCGCTGGTGAAACAATTATTACACAGGACG